CCGAGGAGCTCCTCGGCTTGTCTGACTGCTGGGCGCGAGCGCTTCCCCTGGCATTCATTCGGCGGACGTGTTTTCGCCTTCGCCTTCGCTGCCCTGGGCCAACTGTGCCTGCGCGGCTTCAATCTCAGACTTGGTCACATCGAAGCCGGCCAGCGCAGAGACGGCCTTCACCTTCAGTGAACCGTCCTTGTTGGTGTCGGCCTCTCCGAGCTCTGGAATGACGGACAGCAGCTTCTCAGCACGCTCCTCGGCCGACAGTTGCGGTGCCTCCGGCTTTTTGGCCGTAGCGGTCTTGGCCTGCGCTTCAACCTCGCGAATAGAGAGCTCCGGATCGGAGAGCAGTGCCAGGTTCTCCTCTTCGGTCAGATCTTCAGGATTGATCTCGACAGCGACGCCACGCTCAAAATTGCGATTGGCGCGGCGGTGGGTGCGCGATGCAGTGATAGAAATCATGGCAGGTCTCCTTAGAAGGGGCCGGGATTTGCGAAGGGCCTGAGCAATAACCATGCCTGGCCTTTGGCAAATCCCGCCGACCGAAGTCGGCGGGTTTTAGATCGGAAGCACCGCGCCTCAAGCTAGGCGGGGCGATACGTGAACTTCGACCAGTTCGAAGTTGCGGTTATCGGCGCCGTTGGCCTTGCGTTTCACTTTCACCAGCTCGGCCGCCGTTGTGCGCAGTGCGGGCGGAACAACCAACAGGTTCGGCATGATCGCCAGCGGTGAGCCTTCATCGTTCTTAAGGCTCATCATTGCCGTGTACGCCGCGTCCAAGTTCGCCTCTGTAAGGTCGGCCTTGGAACCGAAGGCCGTTTGCCAAAGCCCGTAGCCGGACGTGCCTCGCGCCCGTGTGCCGTAAAGCAACTGGTCTTTCATAAAGACGTGATCGGATGTCTCAGGATTGTCGCGGCTCGCGAACTGAGGCTTGACCCGGCTCTGGTAGATGAGCGGCTTCATCACCTGGGTGGTATCGAGCAAATACCAAGGGGTCGAGGAGCCGGCCTGCATGTTGGAGACGCTCGTCTCTTGGCCAGTTTCCGGATCGATGATCGGATGGTCCGTGTCGAAGAAGTTCTGCCCGTCGTAACAGACCTCGGAGAAGCCGCGCGGCAGCAACGGCCAAACCAAGGTGTCGGGCCAGCGACCGGCAGAACGGCCCTGCATCTGGGCGCGCTTGGCGTAGATGCCGACGTTGTCGTCCTCGATATCAGCGCGCTTGACGCCGATGGTGGCTTCGAAAGGCTCGTTGACCAAGCGATAGTCGTAGCCGGAGAGCTCCTTGATGACGCGGTCGCCAACCCATTTGCGAAGATCGGGCCACTCGCCAAGCCAGGCGTAGTCCTGGGTGCTGGTCGAAGATGGGATTTCTTCGGCAATCATGTTCCAGGTCGGCTCGACCTCATTGAGGCCCGTATTGAAGGCCGTTGATAGCGCCACGCCGAGCGCAGCAATTGAGACACCGTTGAATTCCATGTCGTGCTCCTAAAGCTGGCGCAGAGCGCCGTTAGATCGTGACCCAAACGCCGGCGTCGGAAACGTCAAAGACGGTCCCCGCGCGGCTAGTGCCGGTGTTGTCGGAAGAGACCGTTTCATCATCGACGATGAAGCAGTCCTGATTGATGTGGGCGCGGGTGACAGGGTTCGTCCCGTCATTGTTCAAAAGGAACGTGCCACGCCGGGTCGGGACCGCCTTCGCTGCATCCGCGCCATCATTGACGGTCGATGCATCACAAATGCCGGCCGCGAGAAGACTGGCGGCAGCTGTGGCAAAAGTCGCCAAGCCCGTCGCGTCGAGCACGACGAGCGCGCCTTTGTGGATCGTCGTTGATCCTTTCATAGCCAGCGAACGCTTGACGCCGTCGACCTCTTGGATTTTCCGGGGTGCCGTAAGTGCCATGGCTGGCGCTCCTTAAATGGTGTTCGAGAGTGGTTAGAATGCGGCTTAAGCTGCCGCCAGACTGGCCTTGGTTTTGAGGTAGTCCTCGTGCGAAACGCCGGTCTGGGCGCACATCGCTTTCTCCTCGGCGGTCAATGTGCTGCCAGCGTTGGGCGGTTTCTTGCCGTCGAGGTCGGAGGGCTGAGTGATCGGGTTGACAGGAAGTTCGCCGACCATGGCCTTGAAGGCGTCCACGCCGCCCTCGTTCTTGCAGGCAGCGAGATGATAGGCCTTCGAGGCGGGTGCAATTTTCTTGGCCGCTACAGCAGCATCGACCAGCGCCTCGACCTCGTCGTCCTCGTGCTTCTTCAGCGATGCCAGGGCCTGATCGCGCTCCTCTTTCACCTTGTCGTGGTCGGCGCGCGGCACGAACTGCTCAAGAGGCGGCGTTTTGGAACTGGCAAGCGCTTTGTCGACCGCCTCCTGGATCGACGTGTCGGATGCTTCCTCAGCGAGGCCGAGTTTGGTGCACAGGGTCTTGCGGGCTGCCTTGTCCATGGCTGGCTCCTCAGGTTTGGGTGTGTCGGGATTTGGTGTGCGGTTCGCGAGCGCTGGCTGGCGGATGGCCGGGTCGTTGGTCAGGGCGACAGACGAAAGCTCAAAGATTGAACCCTCATCGTCGAACCAGAAGACGGGCGAAACGAACCGGTACTCGCGTGCCTCAATCATTTCCTCGGCGCGTTCGGTCCAATCGATCGACGCCCAGACGGCACCGTCCTTTTCTGTCAGGCCCTTGATCCAACCAGCAGCCGGGATCGGCTGGCCGGTACGCTCCGCGACTTCAATGGCGTGCTCGTAGTCGATCGGCAGGTCCATGCCGTCGGACGCAAAGGCGGCAAGGATGGCCTCGGGACGATCGTTGATCCAAGATCGGCCATCACGGGCATCAATCTGCCCAGCGGGAAACAGCAAGACCTCGTCTGGCGCTGCCCCCTTAGCGGAAAGGGCGAGCGTTCGACCACAGGCAGCTTGGGTGCGCTTCTTGCTCATGCGGCCATCTAGGCATGGGCAATAGGGTACCTGCCGGTAGCAGCTGATACCGGGGCGCCTTTGGACAGCGATCGAGGATTTGGGAGACGGATATGCGTAGCGTGCGCGCACTGCATCTGGCAAGCGCGAACAGCTTCGCCGTTAAGGCGTCATTGAAAGCCGCTCAGCGGTTTTTGCGAACTCCCGCAACAATCGCGGGGCTGAAAGGTGGAGGGCGTTTCTGGGGCTTCTATGGCGGCCGCCTAGAAGGCGAGCCGATCGATCTCGAAAAGACTGTCGCGCTCGACCACCGTGACCGCGATCTCCCGGCCGGCATAAACCAGCTGCACGATGCGGTTGCCATCACCGTCGAGCTGCGGCGCGGCGCGGCCGACCTGGTCGGCAAGCGCTGCCCAATCGCGCGGGCCAAGCGAGAGGTCACTAGCGGCGCGAACTAAGCGCGCCGACAGGAACAACGCGACCTGCCGATCGACCAAAGCAGCGATCGGCAACCGAACCTCGTCCGAGAAGCGGCCGTCAACCATCGCCTCGACCATGGGACCGCCAGCGATGTCGGCGATCGCGATGCGGCGCAGCTCCTCATCGGCCTGCTCGAGCCTGCCGGCCAGGAACGTGGCGACGTTCCTCTCGCGCGCCTTGCCAGGATTGGTGTGCCAACCCGGATCGATGCCGATTGGAATGCGGGTCACTTCGCCCGTGCGCCGGTTGATGAAGGGACGGGTTTCGATTGTCGGCGGCTCCAGCGTCGCACCGCCTAGCCGTTCGGCCTCGCGCCTGGTGATCTGCCGCACCCAGCATTTGCAGCCCCAGCCATTGGGTGGGAACCATTGGTCCCAGAACGGATGGTCGACCGGCAAGATCGTGCCGACCTTGGCTTCGTGCTCCGGCCTGCGGTTCTCGGCCGTCGATAAGCCATAGAGGAAATAGGGAAGACCGGCGCTGGTGCGCTGCGCGCGTTCCCATTGGCCGGCCGCGCGAGCGGAACGCATGTTGGCCTGGTAGATGGTTTCAAGGCGGCGCGGACTGCCCAGCCGCACCAGGCGTGTTTCACCGGTGTCGGGATCGGTCATCGGCCCGGTGCCCCACCAACCCAGGCGTTGCAGCTCAGGCGTCAGGTCGCGCGCCCAGGCCTCGAACGGCACGCCATCCTCGATCGCATCCTGGAGGCTTGTTTGGATCGCGGTGAGGACGTCGATCTCCATCGCCTTGGCGACGGTGAAGGCGTGGGCATGTTCGTCCCCCCAGACATCAAGCCAGGAGAAAGCTGGCCTCAGCTCCTTCTCGGCGAAGTAGCGACGCACCTCGGGCGCTGGATCGCGCGCCAGGTCGATGGCGTCGGCCATGGTTAGTGATCGGCGGCGTCACCCACGCCGCGCGCCTTGAAGAGCTCGATGGCGAGTTTCTCAACCAGCGGTCCGGCATTCATGGCTTTGAGGGTTTCAGGCAGGTCGGCCATGAATTCCGCCTCCGACGTCGATCGCTCGGCAAGGGCACGGATAGGCTCAAGTAGCGGGTCCATTTGCGGTTCCCATTCGGCCAACGCATCCTGGCCGAGCTGGTCAATCAGAGCCTCGGTGTCCGGCTCGCCGCTTCGCGCCATGCTTTTGTGGACCTGGCCGCATCCGGGGCAAGGCTGGCGGTTGGCCTGCGCCTGCTCTGGATCCTCATCAGGTTCGTTGTCAGGATCGCCGGTGGCCGGCGGCGGCGCCGGATTTGCCCGAGCTACCAGGAGCTCCTCGTCGTCTTCTGGCTCCGGCAGGCCGAACCTGTCACGGATCGATTTCTGACCCACCTTCAATCCGAGCGGTACCAGCTTGGCCAGTTGCTCAGAAAGTGCGCCAAGATCATCGGGATCATCCACCGGCAGCCGAAACACTGGATAGGTCTCTTGCGGCCCAAAGTTGAGGTCGACAAAGGGACGGATGAGATCGCGGTTGATCGTGTTGGAGAGCTGGCGCGCATCCTTTTTCATGATATCGAGGCGCACCTCGTTGTGGATCTGCGCTTGAGCAAGCGAAGAGCCGTCGTCGGTGGTCATGGTCTGGCCGAGCACGGCCTTCGACATTTGCGCGTCGACGAACTCAGCCAAAGCGCCGAACACGCTCTCGCCGCGACCGCTTTCGACCTTGATGAACTCGATCTCCATGCCCATCGGCACAATCGCCGCCGCGTCAACGGCGATGGACCGCACGGCCCGAAGCAGCGCCCGCTTGTCGTCGCCGCTCGCCTGGCTGTGATAGCGCCCGAGGCGCAACGGCATGCCGAACACATCGACGAACTGGAGCCAGTCTTTGAGCGTGTAGCTCTTGATGAGCCAGGCCCAGGCCGACAGCCGGGCTAGGCCCTGGCGGATCGGGATGCCCGATTTGATCTTCGGCACATGACCAATCCATTTGCCGGGTGCCAGCTCAGGACCCTCTTCCATGCCGTCGATGCGCATGCGCAAGGAGCGGCGCGTGGTCTTGTCGAATTGGAAGAAGCGCGGGTCACGCCAGATGAAATCAACCGGCGTCCAACGATCGGCATCGGTGTGCCAGACAATCTCGACCACCGAATAGCCCTTGCCGAGCGCGTCGAGCATATCTTCCATCGCGTCGATGAAGGTCGGCGTTTCGATGAGCGTCTCGACCGCCTCGGCGATCTCCCGGTCGGTCGCGTCCTCGCTCGCTGCCTCGACGATTGGCGCGACGTTGCAGACCGCGGATTTGCGGGTGGAGAGCACCGAGCCATAATGCCCGTCGCGCTCTTCCATTTCTTCGGCGAGCGTCAGGAAGTCGGTGGCGTTCTCTTCGGCGGCAT